ACTGCAACAGAATTAAATAAATTAGATGGTGTTACATCAACTACTGCTGAATTAAATATTCTTGACGGAGTAACTTCTACTGCAACAGAATTAAATAAATTAGACGCATTAAGTAGAGGAAGTATTATTTATGGTAATGCTAGTGCAGCTACATCAATTTTAACTAAAGGTACTGTTGACCAAGTATTAACATCAGATGGAACTGACATAGCTTGGGGTGATGTTTCGGGTGGTAGAACAGGAACAGTAGATTGGGACACAACTCCCAAAACAACAACTTTTTCAGCAGTAAATGGTAATGGCTATTTTATTAATACTTCAAGCGGTGCAGTAACGTTAAATTTACCAGCAGGTGTTGCTGGAGCAATAGTATCACTTGCAGATTATGCAGCTACTTGGCAAACAAATAATGTAACAATCGTTCAAAATGGTTCAGAAAAAATTGGTGGTTCAACTAGTAATGCAATTTTATCAACGGAAGGTTTAGCTGTTACATTAGTTTATGTAGATGCTACTAGAGGTTGGTTAGTAACTGATTCAGGAAATCAAAGCGATACACCTGTTCCTACATATATTACAGCAACAGGTGGAACGATTACAATAGTTGATACAGATTATAAAGTACATACATTTACAGGACCAGGAACATTTACTGTTTGTTCAGTAGGTAATCCCTTGGGATCAACATCAGTAGATTATATGGTGGTAGCTGGTGGTGGAGGTGCTGGTTATAGTTCTGCTGGTGGTGGAGGTGCTGGTGCTGGTGGTTTTAGGGAATCATCAGGGACAACATCTGGTTGTTATACTGCAAGTCCTTTAGGTGCGTGTGTTTCATCTTTACCAGTTTCAGTAACAGGTTATCCAATCGTAATTGGTGCAGGAGGTGTGGGAGCTATCCCATCTACACCAAATGAACAAGGTTCATCTTCAAGTTTTTCTACAATATCATCAGCAGGTGGTGGTAAGGGTGGCTGTCAAGTTGCCGACACAACTGGTGGAGATGGTGGTTCTGGTGGGGGAGGTGTTTCTCACCCTGGTACTCCTAGTGCAGCAGGTTCAGGTAATACCCCTCCTGTTAGTCCATCTCAAGGTAATCCTGGAGGATTAGGTAATGTACCAGGAGGAGGTCCTACTTCAGCATCTGGTGGTGGTGGTGGAGCAACTGTTGCTGGTGGAAATGGTAATGGTCCAAAAACAGGCGGAGCAGGAGCTACAACTTCAATAAATGGAACACCAACAGCTTTTTCTGGAGGAGGGGGTGGAGCTTCCACATATACTCCCGAAGGTGGTGGATCAGGTGGAGTTGGAGGTGGTGGAAATGGATCTTCTGGACCTAATAATGACAACCAAAATGGCACAACAAATACTGGTGGTGGTGGTGGTGGTAAAAGAACTGGTGACTCTCCTGTTGCGTCAAACGGTGGTTCAGGAATCGTTATAATAAGGTACAAATTTCAATAATAAATATGGTATTTATAATAAACAATAAATAAGATATAAGGAGAAACATTATGGCACATTTTGCAAAACTAGGCTCTAATAATAAAGTTATTCAAGTACTCACTTTGAATAATGGTGATATGTTGAACGCTGACGGCGTTGAAGATGAATCTGTAGGTCAACAATATTTAGAGACACATAATAATTGGCCAGCACAGATGTGGATTCAAACATCTTACAATACATCTGGTGGCACACATAAAGATGGTGGTACACCTTTTAGAGGAAATTATGCAGGTATAGGTTATACTTGGGACGAAGATGATCAAATCTTCTGGCCTAAAAAACCTTTTGCATCTTGGGTAAAACATAATGCATCAGCTTCTTGGAAATCACCAATCGGTGATGCACCAGCTTTAACAGAAGAACAAGAATCACAAAATACAGCAGATACTCACAGATGGAATTACGTCTGGAATGAAGCAAATACAACTTGGGACTTGACAGACTCAAAAGCATAAATTAAAAATGGTGGTGGTATGCAGAGACAAGTATTAACAGAACAGAGTTTATTCTACGGCGATATTGATATGCCGAAAGGTTTTGAAATAGACCAAGAAAAACTTACCAACGATATTTTACAATCAACTTTTAACTCTAAAGATTTTCCATTCTCAAGAACTTGGGATATGTTAAATACATATATGCGAGATCATATTGGTCTTGATTATGGTATTAATTTAGTTAACAAATCAACGTGGGGAAATATCTATAAACCCAATAAGACAACAATTCCTTTATTAAATATTGATCCGGTGGATCTACGTAACTCTCCAGACTTTACTATGCTTTACGGCGTTAAAGTTAAAGATTGTTTTGTTAGAATACATTATGAAGATAACAGACGTAAAGGAAGAAGTTGGGATATAGAACTTAAAAATAATATGTTCATAATGTTTCCATCAACCAATATGTATTACATAACTAATAATCAAAAAGATAGTTTGAATTTTGTACAGACTATAACTTATGAATATATCTAATTACTACTGGTATTTTAAATCAGCAATACCTCCAAAAATCTGTGATGACATTATAAAATATGGATTAACACAAGCAGAAACTATGGCTAGAACTGGTGGCTATGGGGATAAAGAATTAACTAAAGATCAAGTTAGAGATATGAAAAGAAAAAGAAACTCTGATTTAGTTTGGTTAAATGATACTTGGATTTATAAAGAACTACATCCTTATATCCACGAAGCTAATAAAGCTGCAGGTTGGAATTATGAATGGGATAGATCTGAATCGTGTCAGTTTACAAAATATAAACTCCAGCAATTTTACGATTGGCATTGTGATTCCTTTGATAAAGTTTATGATAGACCAAATACTCCAGAACACGGTAAAGTTCGAAAACTATCTATGACTTGTCAGTTAACCGATGGTTCAGAATATGAAGGTGGAGAACTAGAATTTGATTTTAGAAACTATGATCCGCATATGAGAGAAGAAGCTAAACATTTGAAACAAGCAAAAGAAATATTACCTAAAGGATCTATTATTGTATTTCCCTCATTTGTCTGGCATAGAGTAAAACCCGTAACAAAAGGAACAAGATATTCATTGGTGATGTGGAACCTAGGATATCCATTTAAATAATATGTATATAAATAATTACTTCAACACAACTATCTGGTCTGAACAAAAACCAGAGTTTATAAAATCTTTAACAAAAGCATCTAACAAATATATTAAAGCTGCTAGAAATTTTCCAGAAGCTAAAAAACATATCAAAGAATTTGGAGACTTTGGAAGAAGTTATCACTCAACACCACTAACAATAGATAATGATTTTAGAGATTTTAGAGACTATATTGGTTTGAAATCTTGGGAATATTTAGATCACCAAGGTTATGATATGCAACAATACACTACTATGTTTAGTGAAATGTGGGTACAAGAGTTTGCTAAAAAGGGAGGTGGACATCATTCTGCACATGTGCATTGGAATCAACATGTATCAGGTTTTTATTTTTTAAAGTGTAGTGATAAAACATCAATGCCCGTTTTTCACGAACCTCGAACTGGAGCAAGATCTACTAAATTAAAAATGAAAGATCAAAAAGGTGTATTAGCTGGTAGCGAGCTTATTCATTTTAAACCTACACCTGGAACGTTAATTATATTTCCAGGATATTTAGAACATGAGTTTAGTGTAGACTTTGGAATAGAGCCTTTTAGATTTATACATTGGAACATACAAGCAGTACCAAAAGAAATGGCTAAAGATGTCGTTTAAAAAAAATAAATACGTAATTATAAAACAAGCAATAGATAAAGATTTAGCTTTATTCTTGTACAATTACTTTCATATGAAAAGACAAGTATTAGATACCTGTCGTAATGCTAGATATATTTCACCTTATGAAACACTACTTGGTTATTATGAAGGAGCGGATGAACAGATTCCACATACTTATTCAAGTTATTCAGATATTGCTATGGAGACTTTAATGTTAAAGTGTCAACCTATTATGGAAAAGACTACAGGATTAAAACTATATCCATCATATACTTATGCAAGAATTTATAAAAAAGGTGATATTCTTAAAAGACATAAAGATAGATTCAGTTGTGAAATATCTACCACTATGAATTTAGGTGGTGATGATTGGACTATTTATTTAGAGCCATCGGGAAAAGAAGGTATGAAAGGTATTAAAGTAGATTTAAAACCAGGAGATATGTTAGTCTACAGTGGTTGTGAATTAGAACATTGGCGAAACAAGTTTAGAGGTAAAGATTGTGTTCAAGTATTTCTCCATTATAACAATAGAAAAACGCCAGAATCTAAATATAATATGTTTGACAAACGTCCACATTTAGGTCTTCCATCTTGGTTTAAAAGGTAGTATATTATAATGGAGGCAAGGCACCACCACATACCCCTTGTCTCCTTTATAATATATGCTACAAAAACTTAACTTTAAACCTGGTTTTAATAAACAAGCTACTGACTCCGGAGCTGAATCTCAATGGGTTGATGGTGATTTTGTTAGATTTAGATATGGACTACCTGAAAAAATAGGGGGTTGGTCACAACTTACAAATTCTAATAATACCTTACCTGGAGCAGCACGTGCTCAACATGCTTGGACAAGTATTGCTGGTGAAAAATATGTAGCAATTGGAACATCACAAGGTTTATTTTTATATTATGAAGGTGAGTTTTTTGATATTTCTCCCTTAGATGACGATGTAATCACTGGAGCTACTTTTGATGCAACATCTGGATCTCCAACGGTTACTGTCAATAAAACAGCACATGGGTTATTGGATGGTAGATATATAACATTTTCATCAGTAACGGTTCCAACAAGTTCAGGTTATGCAACAGCTGATTTTACAGCGAATACATTTGAAGTTTTAAATAAAACAGCTGATACATTTGAAATTACTATGCCTTCTAATTCCGCAGCTTCAAGTTCAGGAACAGGTTCAGCACAAATTGATCCTTATGAAATTGTTGGTCCAACGTTCCAAACTGCAGGTTTAGGATGGGGTACTTCTACTTGGGGATCAAGTACATGGGGAACTGCAAGTGCTACTAGTAATGTAATTTTAGATCCAGGTTTATGGTCTTTAGATAATTTTGGTCAAATATTAACTGCAACTATTCATAATGGTAAAACATTTACCTGGAATGCAGGAGCTGCTACACCTAGAGCAAATAGAGCAGTTGTAATGGCTAACGCTCCTACTAAAACAATATTAACTCAAGTATCCGATAGAGATAGACATCTATTTCATTTTGGAACAGAAACTACAATTGGTGATACAACAACATTTGATCCTATGTTTATTAGATTCTCGAATCAAGAAGATTTTAACACTTATAATCCTACTGCAACCAATACTGCGGGGACATTTAGATTAGATAAAGGCAATGAAATTATTGGAGCAGTGTCTGGTAAAGATTACACATTAGTTTTAACGGATAGTTCTGCTTATGTTATTCAATACGTTGGCC